TCTTTCCCCCTTCGCCGCCATATTTGGCGACATTCTCAGGATCATGGTCGTTGATGCGGGAAAAGGGGATACGGTGTTCCAACAGCCAGTTGATGGCCTCCAGCAGCCGATCACCCGTGCGGCACGTCCAGATGATAATCTTGTGTCCCTGTTCATGCAGCTTTCTTAGAACTTCTCCCGCATAAGGCTGTTCTCCGAGGATAACGGGATAATTGCTCCGTGCAATCGTCCCGTCAAAATCTACAGCTATTATCATTCTCTAAATTCCAGTTCGTTATCTGATGCCGTGTACGGATAAACATCCATGATAGCCGTTTCCGTCACCGACGGAACCTGATAATCCGCCAGCGTCCCTTTCATCGCCTCGTCAAGGTTCTTCTTGGCGCGGTCAAGATCGGAAGCCTGTACCAGCACGTAAGTGGAAGTGCATTTTTCCGCCCCGCTCTTTTCATCAAGAGTAATGAAGGCCAGTTTGCACTTGAACCAGCGGTCATCCTGTTCGTCATTGCTGGGGAACAGTTCACTGTAATTAGCGCGCTTTATGTCCGATACGGTAAACTCACCGCTGATGAACGGCGTCATCTCTTCAATGATCCTCGCTTCCGCTTCCGTAAAACTGAGAGCGTCCACCAGATAGGGTTCGGTTACTTTCTTCTGCATTCCGTTATCCATTACTTTTTCATAACGGATACGGCATTCAAACCATGTGTGCATTGCCATAATTGTAAATTGTTTAAATAGTGATTGATTGCCACTCCGGCATACGTTCACGCCGGAGGTTGCTCTTATAGATGAATCCCGTTACATCCGGTTGAAAGACGGTTCCACCTTGGACCAGTTGTTATACTTATCCTTCCGTTCGAAGTAGAACTTGATAACGGTACCCTCAACGGTATTGCTTTCACGGAAAAGAGACATGATATCCGAGTATTCCGGGTTATTGAAGTCTTCTTCCAAATCATACAGGGCGGAAATGGATTTATAATCAAGGTCGCCCGCTTCATTACGCTGGATCATCTTCATGGCCAGCTTGTACATCGGATTCTTCCGGGTGTCGTCGGTTTTCCCGATCCATTCGTTCAGGAAATCGACCAGGCGTTTCTCCGCCACGTCCGCACGGTCGTCGAAGCCTTTTACCCGGCAGCCCTTAACGGTCATTTTAAAATCTTCGTCACGCACGCTGAAACCGATCTGTTCGTCACGCTTGAGTTTGCCGTACTCTTTGAGCACATCCATATAGCTTTCCGACTCTCCACGCAACCATGCCATAAAGTCCTTACCGTGTTGCAGATACTCCATGAAACGTGTCTTCACGTCGAACGTAAACTTCGTCTGTATCGCTTCAAAAGCTTCACGACGGCTGATTTTCTCTCTGTTCTCCTCTTCCTTGAGTTCACGGAGCAGCTTTGCCCGTTCCTCTCTTGATAAATTACTGATGTCCATACAATTTTGATTGATTAAATGGTTCATACTATGATTAATACTTGATATTGAATCTCTCGCTGCTTTCCGGAGCGGGAAGGTATTCCTTATCCTCTTCCGTCAGTTCCGACGGAGCTTTCAGCCGTGCAAGGTTGGCCTTGTTGGTCTCCAGCCGTTTGCCGACGGCATTCAGCTCACTGATCAGATTGTCGGATCCGGTTGTCCCGTCGAGTATCCCGCCTTCCATCAGCAGGGAGATGATTTCATCGGAGCGGGATTCATCACGGGCGATCTGATCCTCCAGACGGGTGAGTTCCCGGAGACGCAAGGACATCAATTCATCGGATTCCTTTTGCAAACGTGCCATAAGCCTCTACTCCTTACCCGATTTTATGATTGATATTCATGAAATTTCGGACTGTGGGACTAGCATCCAATTCACTTTTGCTATAATAGACCTTAGTCCCTTTACGATATCCGGTAACCAGTCCCTTGTCCGTCCATGATTTTAAGGTTCCTCTACTGCAGCCGATATATTCATACGCCTTTTGCTGGATAAGGAAATCTGCACGGCTATAACTTTCCGGCATCTTTTTGTAGGCACACCGTCTCCGACGTTCATCCAATAATTCCTCCACAAGAATTTCCAGTTTTTCAATACGGCGAAGAAGCGCCTCTGAAGAAATTTTCTTCGGAGTATCCGGAAGCCGTACAGCCCCGTACTTTGAGACATCCGGTATCAATGTCTCTAATTCTAATTTTCCGGTCAGAAACAGCGCCGCCTCACGAGCCGCACAGTAAGCAGCTTCATCCCTATTCCCTTCCGACACATCGCGGACATAATGCTCAAACACCCAGACTTCCGTATGCCGTTCTTGCAGAACTTCCGCCTGAATCATGCTGGTCTTATCACCTTTCTTACGTAGAATGGCAATCGCTTGGTCTATTTCCCGATTCTTTCTCATGATTTCTTAGTTTTT